ATTGGGTTTTGCCACAACCTCTCCACATTAGTTCTCCGAAGTATTTAGTTATATGAAAAAGTATTTTATTGATGAGATAGAAACCTTCGCCATCAATACCCCTGTAGATGCAACTGTAGAACTAATGGGATGGGAAAAGTTTCCCATAGTTTACATTGATAACTTCTACAAAAATCCAGATAAAGTAAGGAATCTAGCATTAAGAACACCAGGCACTAAAAGTCCTAGAATACTGGGTGGAGTTCCTGGCGAAAGAGTTGATATATCATTTAATCTGGAACACATATGGCCTATTTGGATTGAAATAGCAGAGAACGTATATGGATTAGAGCAGAAAGAGAAAAAGGCATTTGAAATGTCATGTATGAACATTTCCTTTTCAGTCAATGTTACTCAGTCTCATTATAGAAGAAAAAAACCACATATAGATTTACCAGATGTATCGGATAGGGGATGGGCTGGTGTCGTGTATCTTAACAAACCCAAAGAATGTAAGGGTGGCACTGGGTTTTATACATATAAAGGACAACAAGTTAATCCTAGACAAGATGGAATATGGCAAGAAGAATATGTTAATGACAGTGTTGGCCCTTGGGAGCTTATACATTTAGCAGAGATGAAATATAACAGAATGATAATGTATCCAGCAAATGTTCTTCATACTCCTTATGATAAAGAAGGATTCTTCACAGATGATGTGTACAGATTAGTCCAAGCGTTTTTTCTACCAGTTATATAATGCATAATATTATTCTTACAGGATCAAGTGGTTTTATAGGTAAAGCATTTGCAAATAAAATTGGAAGTGATAACTTATATCAAGTAGAACAATCTCATGCTTTCGACTTTTTAAATCAATATGACAAATGGGATAGCGTAGATTACATTCTTCATCAAGGAGCAATATCGAGTACTACAGAAACAGATGTAAATAAAATTCACAAGTATAACGTAGAGTTTTCCATTGCACTGTTTGAAAAAGCAATAGAATATTCTATCCCAGTCAAATATGCCTCATCTGCATCTGTGTATGGTAAGATTCATAGTGAGTATGGATATCTGAAAGGAACTATCAATCCACTAAACTTCTATGCACTATCAAAAGCGACTGTAGATTACTGGGTATTAGATAATATGGATAGGTTTGAACAAGTGCAGGGATTCAGATACTTTAACGTATATGGAGAAGGCGAAGAACACAAAGGAGATCAAGCAAGTCC